ACGATAGCCTTTGGCCCCGGTTCCTCTAATTCTCTGATGCCACCCTTGCGCTCTATGCTGCGCAGTTTCTTGGCAAGCTGCTCCAGTTCCTCACTGGTGATATCGCGGAACTGCTTACCAGCGATACGTCCGTCTTGGCAGAAAGCGTTAACGCGGTTCCAGTCGGTGGTATCAATGCCCAACTTCTGCATCAGCTTCAGGCAAATGCTGCGCTGCCGTCTCAGTTCCTCACGTGCTGCCTCATTGATACGGTTGGCAGGGTATATCTTTTCGAGCCCTTCGCACAGATCCTGGTACTCGCGCTTTGTCACCTCACGCAGACTATTAGTTCTGCCAAAGGTCACTTTCTCCACCATTTCCTTTTTCAAGTCTTCACGGTCACCGCTGTACGGTATCTTGTTAAACGTTGCGTAGAACCGTGCGAAATTCGTTACTTCCTGTGCCATCGTCGTATTGCCTTTAATAGTTCCAAACCAGTATCTCTTGCTTCTTTCGCGCCTTGTTATTGAAGTTTGCGCACTTCAAAGGCATTTCAATCATCTTATGGTTCCAGTGGCATTTCTCAACCTTTTCCATGAGGCAGTCACGACCATAGTTCGAGAGAATAAACTTGCCCCTCAATCCTCCTAACACATCGAGCAGCTCCTCCAGATCTTCATCTGTAAACCCACTATAATGTTTCTGGTTGCATCCCGGATAGGGAGGGTCGAGGTAGAAGAATGTATCAGCGGAGTCCCTTTCCGTGATTACCTTGAGAGCCGGGCGACTGGAAATCTGTACGTATCGAAGCCTTTCAGACAGGGCCTGAGTGAATTTTTCTCTATGATGGGCGACCATTCTGCCTGTGTGAGAACCGCTGGTACCGTTACTCCACTTCCAACCGCCACGTGGTGTTGCAGCAAAGGAAAGGCTTGTAACTACCCATACAGACCATGCAATTTCCACGTCGGAGGCCTCGCGAAGTCCGTAGTATATATCCTTGGCCCTCCTGTGCTGATACTCACTGTTTAGCGTTCCCTGAATGAGAGCGTCAAGCTCGCTGAATTTGTTCTGCAGGACTTCGTAAAAGGTCATCAGACGGTCATTTATATCATTGATGGCCTCTAACCATGAAGCCTCTTTTGCAAAGAAAACAGCACCACCGCCAAAGTAAGGCTCACAATATATTCTGTGAGTAGGTATCATATTTATAATGGTTGGGGCCAGTAACTGTTTGCCACCATAATATGTGATAGGAGTCTTCATATTCTCAAGCGTTTTTTAAGGGTAGCCATGCGTCGTTAATACGACTGTCAATATATTCGTCTCTCGATGCCACAGTGTGCAAGGTTCCAGCCTCTTCCTCGAACTTGTTATTGAGGTAATCCCAAGCGTCGGCTCTTTCACTAAACAATACGTCGATGCCGGTAGCCTGAGCAAAGCACAGCTCAACGAAAGAACCAGGGGAGTTGTGCCAGTCACGTAGCATATAGATAGCGTCGCAAAGATTGAGAGCGATAATGTCGCAAACAAGTATCTCCCTATAAAATGTGGTTCCGTGCTTCTTTGCGTGCTCTTCGGCAGTTGCTCCCAGTCCGCTTGTGGTTGGGTTGAAAACGTCGTAGCCTAACTGCCGCAACATTCTCTCTGCCTGTGCGAACTTCTCGCGAGTAGCCTCCGTTAGAACTTCCTCGCCAATCTTTCCACTGATATATATCTTCATGCCTTTTTATCTTCTAAAACATCAATACCAGCAACACCAATAGTCTCAACTTTGATAGTATAGGTCAAGTGTAACTCATTATGATTATCTTCAAGCTGTTCCTTCCAACGCTCTGCTGTAGCTGTGGCAAAGGCCTTTACCTTCTCATCGTTTCTTTTGCTGCTGATGATACACATCTTTTCCGTAAAGGTTCGAGGCCTCCAAGGAGCGTTAGCTTTAAATTGCACATAGGCAATTGTCACATATTCATTGATAGTATGTTTCATACCTTACTCCTTCCTTCTGATGCCCGCCAATGAACTGTTACAACCGCATCCACCTTGCCAGTGCCGTTACAGACGCTGCATGGTTCCTTGATACTCCCATGACTGCATGGGTCTGGATCCTCGGCCCAATGAAAGCCGTTACCGTGACACTCAGGGCATTCATGCCCGCTCGATACAAGCCGTTCATCACGTGCGCCTCTTGTGCAACCGTGATCCGGCTTCAGCTCAATTGTTTCTTTAATCTTACTCATAACTATAAATTATTTGATGTCATTAAAACTCCTTCTTCCCACACCACGTAATAGTTACCCGGCTCACCGGCACTGCGGCCCTGACAGTAGGCTTTATATCCGGCCACGCGCACCTTCATGTCGGCGATATAACGAAGCCTGATGGCTGCCTTGCCCATTGGTTGGCCTTTGTACTCCTGGCTGATGAACACGAAGCCCTTGTTTGGAAAACGCTTCACCAGTTCCATTGCCTGCTCATAGCTCCACTCCGAAACCTGAAAGGAGTCAACGATGACGAAACGAGGCGACTTAGGACGGCTCAGACGCTCTTCCAGTTCCTCCAGTGTGTCATCGGGGGCAACAGTGAACTTGCCCTGCACCTCGCCCATCTTCATGAGCTTCAGGCGACGCTGGAACTCCATGCCAACACCTTCCTCGAAAGGCAGATAGAGCACGGGGCCATACTCACACAGTTTCTTCGATAGCTGCATCACAAACGAGCTCTTGCCACTGGCCGACGGGCCGAGCACCACCCATTTAGAGTTGATTGCGGGATTGCCAAAGGCTGACAGCCATTCGCCGTCCCAATCGAAGCACTCGTACTTCTTTGCCTCAATGTCTCTTGGTGTGTATGCTCGCTTTGCCATTATTTCTTCGGTTCTTTAATGTTTACCTTAGTTCCGGGCCACAGCTTGATAATGTGGCTCGCATATATCATGTCTTCGGTCTCCAGTACCATACAGCCTTTAGTCTTGGCCTTGCGGACGCGAACATCGGCCTGAGTGCTGGCCTCCCACCACTCGTTGATGACCGATGAGGCATCGCGACCGTTCAGCAGCAACTGGAACACCGTTCCCTTTGGGTATATCTTCGCTTCATTCATAATAAATAGGGTCTGCAATATTCTTGAGGTATTTCTATTGGTCTGCGGTTGAAGAACCAAAACCAGTGGCGTGGTACATCCTTTCTTCTGTAGAAGGCGTTAATAATAGTGACTTCTTGCTCATTCTGCCAGATTGGAGGTCTTTTTACTATTTTCATCCAGTACCTCACCCACTTTCGGGAACTCGGAAACCCCTTCTTTTTCAGTATGCGAAGTAGCCGTTTCCTATCTCTTGCGTACTTACTCATACTGCCTTAGCCTTTTCAATCTCAGTATATACGCGACGCAGAGCACCGCCAGTCTTACGTGCCAGTTCTCCAGCGTCCACGCCTTCGCGGGCATTAGCCTCGGCAACCACACGCGCTTGCTCTATGAGGAACGCCTGACGCTCTTTAGCATCATCTGGAGTCACCTTGCAGAAGCGGTCACCGTAACGGCTCAGCATTTCAGCATAGCCCACCTTCTTAGCATCAACGGAACGGTCTATTTTGGCCCTCAGGCCGTCGGCTCCCATCATATACCAGGCACAGCAGCGTTCCGTTGCGTTCCACAGGGCTTTCAGCTCCAAGAATGCCTCGTATGCCAAATCACCGGCTTCATCGAGCACGATAAGCGGGTTCTCGACTGTACGGATATAGAACACCAGATCTTCATAGATATCGCCAAAGGTTCCGTTGGCACTTACGCCAAACTCCTTCGCGATCTTGCGCACCAGAGCACGTTTGGTCTTCACCTGTGAGCAGTCCACATAGATAGCGTTCCTGTGTTGCTTCACATACTCGCGGGCCGTGAAAGTCTTACCGATATTCGGCATGTCGCACATGATGGCACTCAAGCTGCTGCCCTGACAGGCGGACAACTGTGCCCAGATGTACTTGAACGTGGCCGTCTTAGCAGCCTTCCACTCCATACCGGGGCGAAGCTCTACACCAAGCCTACGGGCCATGCTTATCCAGTTGGCCTCGCTAAGAACACGCTCCGTCTGGCCCTGATTCAGTTGTGAGTACACAGCCGAGCTGATGCCAAGACTTGCGGCATGCTTCGAGTCGCTCGGATAGTTCACACGGTTGGCCTTCATTGCAGCCAAAATCCGTTTTTTGATGTCTTTTGTAATCTCCATTGTAACTATATTTAAATGTTATTGAAATATCGTTCTTACAGGTCTGCCAAAGCGTCTGCCTCATCCTTGAACTGGTAGGCTTCGGACACGGTTTCCGGCTGTATGTCTTCGGACTCTGCCGCAAAGCCCGTTGTTTCGTCTATGTCGGCCTCGATAGTCTCCGGGGCCTTACTCATAATACCCACTCGCGATATCGCGTTGTCGCGCACGTATTTGCTGAAATGGGCTATCTTCTTTTGCTGCTCCGTGAAGATGGCACGGTCTTCGTCGGTCTGCTCAGCGTCTGCCGTATTAAACGTGCCGACATCTTGCAGCTTATCCACCATCATATCGTTCTGGTAGATCCAAACGTCGGTGGCCTCGCCCTGCTCGTTTGTCAGGTAGTAAGCCTCCACCTTGAAGTCGTTTGGAGCCAGCTTCTCGATAACCTCCACCTCGCTCAACCACCAGTCCTTACCCTGAACACGGCAGTAAGAGTTACGGCGTATCGATGTGCTCACGTGCTCACCAACATAGCGGGCGCAGATAGCACGATCGA